CTTACACAATTACAAGAGAAGCGAAATTCAAAGAATGAACTTATCGACGCTACATTGAACCGCGCCGCCGAAGAAGATCGCGATCTAAACGAGATCGAAGTCGCTAACGTCTCCGCTCTGGCTCTCGAAATCGAGAAGCTCGACGCACGAATTCAACAAGTCTCAGAGATCGAAACGCGCAAACTTGCCGCTATTGAACTCGCTAAAAAAGTAGAAGTCTCAACTCCGGAAACTCGTCAAGTCGGCGGATGGAAAGTAACTTCCGAAGAGCCGACCTATCACGCTCGCGGATCGTTCTCGTTCTTGGCCGACGCGATCTCGTCGGAGTTCTCACGCGATGCAGACGCGACCGATCGAATCGCTCGCTATAACCGTGAAGTAAGACTCGAAAAGCGCGACGTCGGAACGGCTAACTTCGCCGGTCTCGTAGTCCCGCAATACTTGATCGACCTCTACGCTCCGCTCGCTCGCGCCGGTCGTCCGGTCGCGGACATTGCTCGAAAGCACACTCTTCCGGCTCAAGGTATGACGGTAAACATCTCTCGAGTAACAACAGGAACCGCCGTCGGCTATCAGGCTTCGGAGAACGACACAGCTACAGAGACAAACATCGACGACACTCTCTTAACCGTGAACGTGAACACCATCGCCGGTATGCAAGACGTCTCGAAGCAAGCAATTCTCCGAGGCGCAAACATCGAAGAAGTAGTCCTCGCGGACCTCATCTCGGCCTACAACACAAAACTGGACGACGGCATCCTCAACGGATCCGGCTCAAGTGGCCAACCGGTAGGACTTACAACGGCGCTAACTCAAGTAGTTACTTTCACCGATGCATCTCCGACAGTCGGCGAGCTTTATCCAAAGATCGTAGACGCGATTCAAAGAGTTCAGTCGAACGTCTTTAGCGGCCCGAACTATATCATTATGCACCCGCGCCGCTTGGGCTTCCTCTTGGCGGCCGTAGACAGCCAGAACCGACCTCTAGTAGTCCCGAACGCGAACGGTCCAATGAACGCGATCGGCACGTTTAGCGGCCTCGGCTACGGTATGTCGGGTCAATACTCAATGCTCGGCTTACCGATTATCACGGATGCGAACGTAACAACTACAAACGGCGCCGGCGCTAACGAAGACTTGATCTACGTCGTCTCGTCCGATGAGATGCACCTCTGGGAAGCTCCACAGATGCCGACATACGTTCGATTCGAACAGCCAGACGGAAAAGTCGCTATCCGAATCGTTCTCTTCGGCTTCTCGGCTTTCACCGCTCAAAGGCGACCGCTTGCCGGCGCTATTATCGGCGGAACGGGACTCGTCGCTCCGACATTCTGATTCTCTTCTTCCGGCGACTAGCGAACTCCTTGTCTAGTCGCCGGAAGAACCTCAGATCTCTACTATGGGCTTTAACCTCGACAATTATCGCGAATCGTTAATCGCCGAACGCGCCGCATATCTCGCAAAAGGTAAGCCGGACAAAGCCGCGAACGTAGATAAAGAGCTCGCTCGGCTCGACGGACTCCTTTCGACGGGACATAAAACACCGCGAGCCGAGCAAGCACCCATCGAGACAAAAGAAGCCGAACTAGAATCTAAAACAAAGAAGAAAGTCGCTAAAAAAAAGAAAGAGGTCTAGACGATGGCTATAACTAATGGCTATACAACCGTCGCGACCTTTCAGTCATATACGGGAATGTCTACGATCACGGCCGACGAAACCGTCAATATAGAAAAGGCGATCGAATCCGCTTCAAGATCTATCGACCGAATGACTAATCGCCGCTTCTGGGCAGACGCGAACGCGACCGCAAGACAATATCGAGCGACCGACTTCTATCGTCTCTTCGTGGACGACATATCTTCGACTTCTGGACTTATCGTAAAAACCGACACCGGCGGAGACGGCACATTCGAAACGACTCTCACGTTTAACACCGATTACATTCTCGACCCGGTAAACGCTTTACAATTAGAACGACCGTTTACAGTAATAACGATGGTCGGAACGACGCTCTTCCCGTCTCCGGTTAATCTTCGTCCCGGCGTTCAAGTAACCGCTAAATTCGGATGGTATAACGGCACCCCTCCAGACGACATCGAGGAAGCTTGCCTCATTCTTTCGACTGATCTCGTGAAACGTGCGTCAAGTGTCGGAGGCGTCCTCGGCCTCTCAGAACTTGGGGCTATCAGAATGTCGCCGCTAGGTCGCGACGTGCAAGCGATGGTCCGACCATATAGACGCGAAGTTCTCGCGTAACGATGGTCCCGTCAGACGTTCGAGACGGCGTAAAAACGGCCGTCAATATCACCGGATTAAGAGTTTACGACACGATCCCGGACGGCCTAGTCCCTCCGGCGCTCGTAATCGGGCAGATCGCTATAACTTGGGAATACACGCTCGCAAATAGCCTAGATCGAGGCTCAATCGACCTAATTCTTATCACCGGCAGAATGTCGGAACGATCCGCGCAAGACTACCTAGATAGCTTTTTGGCGGCGACCGGCTCGACCTCGATCAAAGCAAAACTAGACGCCGCGCCGACCCTACCTAAAAGCGGCGTCGCGACCGTCTCTAATTCGAGAGTCGTTACAGCGACTCCGATCTCCGTTAGTGTTAGCGGCGTGGAAATGCTCGCATACCGTTACACGATGGAGCTCTGGGGCTAATGGCTAACTACGTCGTCGTTTCATCGCGTCTAAAAGCGTTTAATCCCGGCCAGATCGTAACCGACGAAGATCTAGTCGCCGTCGGAGTCGAACCTCTTAAAAGCTTGGCGATCGGCGCGATAACTCAAGAACCTAAAAACACTAAAGCATCTAAGAAGTATGCTAAAACTATTACAGAAGAAACGGAGTAAGATAGAACTATGGCAACAGTAACCCAACTCGGAAAAGCGACCGTCTTCACGGTAGGCGGAACCGACTTCAACGATCAACTTCGCTCTATCACAATGACGAAGACTCTTCCGGCTCTGGACGCTACGACTCTCGCCTCGACTTATGTCGAGAACGTAGCGGGCTTGGAGAACTCCGAAACTACTTTCACTCTCTTAGGAAGCTTCGCTACGGCCGAAGCTATTCAATTCGCTTTCGGCGACGTCGGAACTACTTCCGTTATCGTTTACGAGCCACTCGCGGCCGCTCCCGGAGCGAGCTCGCCGAGGTATACCCACACCGGCGGATATCTGGCTCAAGCTCCGATCGTAATAAACGTCGGAGAGCTCGTTGAGATTACGTGCACCTACTCCGGCGGCGCAATAGTGCAGGCCGTAGCGTAATCTAAAACGTGCTAAAGATACGCCTCACCGTCGAGCGGCGCGATGGAAACACAGTAGAACTGCCCGTCTACCCGCCGGCAATAATCGCATTCGAACGATGGGCTAAGTGTGGCATCTCTGCCGCGTTTAGCGGATCAGATACTCGAATGGAACATCTCTACTATCTCGCTTGGCTCGCCGACAAAGATAACGGAAACGTAGTCAAGCCGTTCGAAGAATGGTCGAAAAACGTCGCGGACGTAGAAATAGGCAACGACCCAAAAGTCTAACGCGAGGCTCGTTTAGTGAATACATTGCCGAGCTCGCCATCGAAACCGGGATCGCGCCTAACGAACTAATCGAAACCTCGCCAGAGGTCCTAGATCTCATCTACGATGGGCTATTAAGAAGAAAGAAACAAGCAGACGCGCAAGCAAGAACGAGAGCGAGATAAATCTATGGCTTCGGGAACTTTTGGCTTTCGTGCGAATCCGTCGGATGCCGTCAAAATTGAAGGACTTTCAAAAGTGCAACGCGACCTCCGCAAGCTCTCAACCGATGCGCTCGATCTCAATAAAGAAGAATTCTTAGAAACAAATAAAAGAGTCGCCGAGATCATTATCGGCGAATCTAAAAAATATGTCCCCGTTCTAACTGGAGCTCTCGCCGCAAATATCCGAAACGTCTCGACTAAAAAAGCGGCGAAAGTCAGAGCCGGAAGCGTCGGCGTCCCGTATGCCGGCCCGATCCATTTTGGATGGCCATCGCGAGCGATAAAACCTAATCCGTTCTTCTATGACGCGATCGACTCACGTCGAAGCGAAGTCGCTCAACGCTACGCCTCGCTCGTGGACTCCCTAATCACAAAATACGATCTAGGATAGTTCTATGGCTAAACCGATTACAGTCTCCATCGTCGGCAACGCCGGACCATTAAAGAAAGCCGTAGGCGAAGCCGAAGGATCACTCGAACGCCTCGGAGGATCGTTTAAGAAGATCGCGGCAGTAACGGCCGTCGGCGTCGGCGCTATCGCTACCGGAATCGGCTTAGCAGTCAAAGCGGCGGCAGAGGACCAAAAGAGCTTCGAATTATTAAATCAGGCTCTAAAAGCGAACACTTCGGCGACGAACGATCAGATCAAAGCGATCGACGATCAGATCGGCAAAATGTCGATCCAAATCGGAATCGCGGACGACCAACTTAGGCCGGCTTTCGCGAACCTAGCGCGAGCGACCGGAGACGTTACACGCTCTCAAGAACTTCTCACACTCGCGACCGACATTAGCGCGGCGACCGGCAAGGACTTAGAAAGCGTCTCGATCGCACTATCGAAGGCATACGGCGGAAACGTCGCCGGCTTACAAAAGCTCGGAATCCCTCTCGATGAGAACCTAGTCAAAACTAAAGACTTCGACGGAGCCGTTCAAGCTCTCTCGGCGACTTTCGGCGGAGCGGCGGCAGTAGCGGCCGACACATTCGAGGGAAAGATGAGTCGTCTAAAAATTGTCGGCGGCGAACTAGTCGAGCAAGTCGGATCTTATTTACTTCCGATCTTCTCGAATCTAGGAGACTTCTTCTTAACGAAACTCGTCCCGATAATTACCGATCTCGCCGACAAAATAGGACCATTCTTAGCGGACGCGATCTCGCACGTAACGAACTTTATTAACGATCAACTCGTCCCGGCTTTCGATAGATATCTAATCCCGGTCGTAAAAACTTTAACGAAATTCTTTAACGATAATCTAGTCCCCGCGTTTAGATTCTTCGCCGATCTAATCGTGAACTATCTCGTCCCTATCGTTATGACGATAGCGATCCCGATCTTCGAAGGCTTACGAAAAATCTTCGATATCATCGTCGAAAAAATTAACGAAAATCGAGATTCATTCCGTAAATACGGCGAGCTCTTGTTACAGTTCTACGGCTTCATCCGGGACCGTATCGCTCCGATCCTCGGCAAAGTTTTAGCCGTCGCTTTCGATATCGTCGCGAAAGCGATCGGACCCGTAATCGACGTCGTCTTTAATCTCTTAGACGCTTTCGTTTCGCTCGGAAAATTCGTAATCAAAATCGCCGAAACGGTCCTCAACGTAATCGAGGCGATGGTAAACGGAATTATTGACGGCGTAAACTTCGCGATCAAAGCACTAAATCTATTACCCGGAGTCGAGATCGACGTAATAGGAAACGTCTCGATCAGTCTCCCGTCGATTAGCGCTCCGAGCGGACCATCTGGAAGCGGCTTCGACGCACCTAGCAGAGCCGATCGAATCGACACTCCCGGCACTATCTCGACTCCCGGCTTAACTATCCCGGATCTATCGCTTCCCGGCGGAGGCGGCGGAGGCGGCGGCGGTGGCGGAGGTGGCGGAAGTGTAGGAATCGGGATTCCCGATCAGACAATTTTTAGCACTCCAGAGACGAGCGCTCTAACGACTTACGGAATGGCCGAACGTATCGCGGCGATGGAATCGGCTCGCGGAACTCAAGCCGCGCCCGTGAATATAACCGTGAACACAGTTACAGCCGACGCAAATCTTCCAAACCTTATAGTCGAATCTTTACAGCGCTACAACCTTATTAGCGGGCCGGTAGACGTCCAGATCGCCGCGTAATATGGCGACAATAATAACCGGCGGAAACTATGTCCTCGAAATGGATACCGGCTTCGGCGACGGCTTCACTTTAGACGACTCACAGCAAGGAGTCCTCAATAATACGACCTACGTCCTAGACGGCGTCGATCAGTTCTCCGAGATAACGACACAAGTTACAGCGATCCGAGCGTTCAGAGGGAAAAAGAACGTCCTAGATTCGATCTCGCCGGGAACGATGGTCATTCAAGCAATAGATCCGAGTCGAGCTTTCGATCCCTATAACGAAGCGTCCATCTACTATGACGAAACGGACGACACTCCCGGCCTCTCACCTCTCCGGCAGATACGACTCTCGCGAAACGGCGAATACTTATTCAAAGGTCGAGTCGTGGACTTCGCTTACGACTACGGGACGGCATTTACTAAAAAAGTCCCTACGGTAACGATCACGTGCGCGGATGATCTCTTTCTATTGTCTAATACGTTTCTTTCGGCGTTCACTCCATCCGAAGAACTCTCTTCGGCGAGAGTTACGACAATTCTCGACCGTTCAGAAGTCGGCTACCCGGCCGGGACTCGCGACATCCAGACGGGAACTACGACTCTCGGCGCCTATGCAATATCCGAAGGGACGTCCGTCGCTCAATATCTTCGAGCGATCTCTGACGACGCGGAAGCCGGTAGGGTCTACGTTTCACGCGACGGAGATCTAACATTCGACGCAAGAATCGGGAACACTCTAAGCGGGCCGAGTGTGATCTTCAAAGACGACGGAACGGAAACGGCTTACTCTGGGCTTTCGATCGACTACTCAACCGATCAAGTTATTAACCGGGCCACAGTAGAGCGCGTCGGCGGAACGGCTCAAACTGACTCGGACGCGACCTCTATAACGCTCTATCAGACTCAAGCCGTCTCTAAAACGGGATCGCTTCTCTCAACCGACGCGCAAGCTCTAGCGCTTGCCGAATATCTACTAGCACCTACGCCGGAGCCGCGTTTCTCAGACGTTCAAGTAAACTTCGCGTCGCTAACTACAGCCGAACGGAACGCCGTCGCTATCTTGGAGATCGGCGACACTATCCAAATTACAAAGAGCTTTACTTCTGGAAGTCCGGCAAGTATTACCGAAGAGCTCGCCGTCGAAGGCTTGGAACATACGATCGACGCTCGGACGGGTCATAAAATGCGGATATATACCTCGCCGACTACGATCGTTTACGAGTTAATTTTAGACGATGCCGTCTTCGGAAAATTGGACTCCTCTAACGTCGTCGGCGCTTAGGATATAGTTTAATTATGGCGACAACTCCCTATCCATTCGTAGCCGGGGCAGTCCTCACGGCTTCACAGTTAAATTCTACGTTCAACATTCCGACGACAACTAAAACGGCAAGCTACACACTTACAGCCGCCGACGCCGGAACTCGTATCTATATGAACTCAAGCTCCGCGACGACGATAACCGTAAATACTTCTATCTTCGCGGCTTCGGACGTCGTAGACATCGTCAATATCGGAAGCGGAACGACAACGATCACGGCGGGAACGGCTACCGTTTCGACTAGCTCGACTCTTGCGTTAAAACAATATGCCGGAGGACGTTTAGTTTTTACTTCGGCGAGTGCTTCAATTTTTTTTTTAGCGGGGGGTAGTGCAGGATTCGATCTTGACTTCCTCGTAATCGCCGGCGGAGCAGGCGGCGGAGGAAACATCGGAGGCGGCGGCGGAGCCGGCGGATTCCGATCAAGCGTTACAGCCACCGGAGGCGGCGGAACTTTACTATCGCCTCTTTCACTTTTAAAGGGAGTGAATTATTTTGCGATAGTCGGAGGCGGCGGAGCCGGAGGCGCAAGCGGAGGAGCGACGGGCAATTCAGGAAGCACTAGCGCGTTTCAACTCGGAACAAATGGCGGAGGCGGAGGAGCAGGGAGAACAGCAGGAGCGCAAACGACAGTCGGAAACGGCGGATCAGGCGGAGGCGGCGGCGGATCAACTTCTGGAGCGGCTCCCGGAGGCACAGGCACCGCTAACGAAGGATTCGCCGGAGGAACGGGAATTCCGTCATCGACAGCATTAGCGGCCGGAGGCGGCGGAGGCGGCGCCGGAGGCGCCGGAGCAAATGCAACCGCGAACACAGGAGGAGCCGGCGGAATCGGCGTCGCTACTAGCATTACCGGATCGAGCGTTACTCGCACGTCAGGCGGCGGAGGAGGCGTTCAAAACACGGGCGGCGGATCACCCGTAGCCGGAACAGCACCAACCGGAGGAGGAGGAAACGGCGGCCAAAGTGCCGTCGGAGCAAATGCAACCGCGAACACCGGAGGCGGCGGCGGAGGCGGCGGCGAAGGACAAACCGGAGGGAACGGCGGCTCAGGAGTCATAATTTTACGATGGACAACTACAGACGCGACGGCGACAGTCGGAGCCGGATTAACTTCTTCCTCTACGACTAGCGGATCTTATACAGTTTTAACTATTACGGCAGGATCCGGAAACGTGAGTTTCGCATAATGGCACACTACGCAACAATTAACGAACAAAATCAAGTCATCGCCGTTAATACCGGCGTCGATGAAGACGTTACACAATTAGACGAAAACGATAACGAAGTCGGCGGATCTAGCGAAGCTTGGGAAAATTTTTACACCGAACAACTCGCTAACCCGAATCTAAAAGTTAAAAGATGCTCATATAACGGAAACATACGATCGAAATATCCCGCAATAGGCGACTTATATAACGAAGAACTCGACATATTCGAATCCGTAGAAATTAAAAATGAATCCTAAATCTAAAGCGATGCTCGCTTCTTATCTCCGCTCGATGCTTGCGGCCGTTCTTGCCATAGTCGCGACCGGTAACTATCAACCAAACGACTTACTTAAAGCGGCGCTCGCCGCAATTCTTCCTCCGCTTATGCGATGGGCTAACTCTAAAGATCCGGCTTTCGGACGGGACTCAACAAGCTAAAACTATGCCGGCAAAATATACGGGATTCGACGGCAACGTAAAAGCGCCTCGTCCGACGATGGACATCTGGATTAGAAACGCCGTCGAAGTCTCCGGACTAAAAAACTTGGGATCTTGGGTAGTGCGCGACGTTCGCGGCAAAACGACGCCATCCGTTCACGGGACCGGCCGAGCCGTAGATCTTGGCTATAGCGGCATTAAAGAAGGCCGTAAAAAATGTCTAGCGCTCATAGATCTTCTAATCGTGAACGCCGACGTCTTAGGCGTCGAGCTCATTCTCGACTATCTGCCGAAGCCTCACGGCAGAGGATGGAAAGCCGAGCGCGGTTCTTGGCAAGATTACGAAAAGCCCACGATCTCAGGCGCTCCCGGCGGAAAATGGATTCACGTCGAAATCTCACCTACCCTATTAGGCAATATGAGAGCCGTAAATCAAGGATGGAACGATCTTCGAGGGATCGTCCCGGCGACCGTATGAACGACGTCGTCCTAGTGGCTCTAATAGGTGCTTTCGGCACTATCGCGGCCGGACTTCCGGCCGTCCTAATAGAACGAGCGAGACGCGAGAATAACGGCGATCACGCGATCGTCCGGCGAAAACTACGCGAACTCGGCCTCCAGATCGAGAAGGTATCTACCAAAATCGGCTCCGTAGATGGCAAACTAGAGGAACACTTAAACAGCCACAAAGACGGGGATTCGAATAGTGAACTTAATCGACGAGTTAAGAGCGGAAAGTAAATCGCAAGGCACAAACAAAAAATCGAAGATCGAAGTCTATTTAGAATCTCTCGATGCGAAAACTCGTAAAGAATGGGTCTCGATTCTTGTCTCTTACGATCATTCGAATAGAGCTATAACGAAAGTTCTAGGCAAGCGCGGCGTTAAAGCTTCGAATAGCTCCGTTCAAAACTTTAGAGCGAGACTTCGAGAGGCCGCGAGTGTCGCTAAAAAATGAACTAAACGACGCTACAGAAAACGAGCAACTACGCGAAGCTCTTCGTCGCGCTTTACAAAACGAAGCAAAACTCAAACGCCGAACCGATGATCTCGTCGAAGCTATCTATCGCGGAGCCAGAGACGCCGCTCTCGCATCTGGACGACCTAAGCCTCTGCCGAAAGTTAAACGGGATCGCCGATCAAGCCGAGGCGAGATCGCTCTCATTCACACTACGGACTATCAAGCCGGCAAGAAGACGACGACTTTCGATCTAGGAGTTCTTCGAAGCCGAATAGATCTCTTCACCGAAAAAGTTATCCATCTAACCGACATCCAGAGAGCACACCATCCCGTGAGAGAGGCCGTTCTTATGATCGGCGGAGATATGGTCGAAGGCTTAACCGTTTTCCCCGGTCAAAGCTACGAAGTCGAAGCTCACCTCTTCGAGCAACTTTTTG